ACTACGTACAGATAAATATCTAGTCACAGTAAGATTAAAACATAACCATATTTAAAGGAAACAATATGGCTTATAATTTAGCTAGAAATTCTCGCGTATTCTTCACTACTAACGTAAGTACTGCTACTGGAGCCGTAGTTACTGATGGTTCCGTACCTTTCAGCGTAACTAACTGTTTCGAAGTACAAGTTCTAGATGGTTTCTCCTTCTCTCAAGGTACTAACCAGACTACTATCGCTATTAACGAAGCAGGTTCTACACCTATCCGTGGTCAGCGCGCTTTCAATACTGCTCTTAATCCAGTTGAAATCAGTTTCTCTACATACATCCGTCCTCGCGTAGCTTCTAACCAAGCAACCGCCGAAGAGCGTGTACTGTGGAATGCCCTTATGGGTACTGTAGCTGTAGACGGTCTAAGCGGTGTAACTTCAGTAACTTTAGGTGGTACTCCTTCTACTGCTACTCGTGCAGATACTAATACTGGTACTGTTACTATCACTGGTACTTCTTTGACATATGCAGGTATTTCTGCAAATGACATCGTTACTATCAAGGGTGTTACAGGTACTGGTGCTACTTACTGGAATCAACCAGCTAAGATCGTATCTCTGTCCGGAACGGCCATTGTAGTTAACTACCTAACAGCCCCTCCAGCCGCAGCAGGCCTAACTTCTCCAGCATTTACTGGTGCTAAGTTTGATAAAGCAGCTTGGGTTGAAAATCCAACAGCTTCTGGTGTTGTTACTTCTTACAGCCAAGTTACTACTGCTCAGTCTAATCGCAACCAGCTTCAGACTTTCGGTATGATCTTCTTGGTTGATAGCACTTGGTACGTTATTGATAACTGTGCTATGGATAGCGCAACTATCGACTTCGGTCTAGATGCAATTGCTACTGTAGCTTGGACTGCCAAGGGTACTAAACTACGTCAGGTAACTCCTTCTGTAACTGGTGTAGATCTTAATGCAGCTAACCCAATCTTTGCAACTTCTGGTGCAATGCAAGGTACTGCAGTTGGTAAGGTAACTACTGCTAACTATATCACTAACAAGTTGTCTACTGTAACTCTACAGAGTAATATTGGTGGTCTGCTTGGTACTGCATATACTGTAGTTCTGACTGGTGGTAACATAGCTATTAGTAATAACATTAACTATGTTACTCCTAATAACATCGGTACTGTTAACCTTCCAATTGGTTACTACACTGGTGCGCGTGGTATCTCTGGTACTATGAATGCGTATCTACGTACTGGCTCTGGTCAGGCAGCTGATCTGCTTAACACTATGTTGAGCAACATCGCTACAGCAGCAGAAACTAAGTACAAGTTGCAACTTGAAGTTGGTGGTTCTAATAACGGAACCCGTGTAGAACTAGAAATGCCCGGTGTATCTCTAGGTGTTCCAAGTATTGATATTGCTGACGTTGTTTCTACAGCTATCACGTTCAATGCTCAAGGTACTAACTCTACCACTTCTGGTAATACGTACGATATTGAGAACACTAACGATCTATCTGTTCGTTACTACTCTCTATAATTGATTAAATAGCGGGCACTTCGGTGCTCGCTATTCCCTCCCTTTAAGGTAAATATTAAACATGTCAGAAACCGTAAGTCTTAAAAGCCTGCTAGTTCCCTCTAAGTCTACCGACGTAGAGTTTCCTGGTTACGAAGGCTTCAAATTAAGTTTGTCTTTCCTATCACGTGAAGAACTCACTAAGATTCGTAAGAAAGCTACTAAGACAGAATTCAAAAACCGTCAACCAGTGGAAACACTAAACGATGAACTATTCCTATCACTGTACGTATCAGCATGCGTCAAAGGTTGGGATGGTCTAAAGTTCTCCTATCTTGAGCAACTTGCACCAGTAGATATCTCTGCACAAAAAGCAGATGACTGTCTTGGATACTCACAAGAAAACGCACTATACCTAATGAAGGCCAGTGCAGATTTCGACGCTTTTGTTAGTGAGACCGTAACTGATCTAGCTAATTTTCAGCAACCCAGTGGACAGAAGTCAGTGACCAAATAAGGTCATTCTTTCAGAATTCAGATGCAAAAATGACAAAGGAGTCCTACTTGGAAATGTGCAAATTACTTGGCACAGAACCAGTAGAGTCCGAAATACCAATAGAGTTCGAAGATCTTTACGATGAAGTACAGGAAGCAATTACTGTATATAACATGCTACAAGATAACTGGGACACTATGAATGGTTTATATCTTGGAAAGATATTAAACGGTATAGTTGATATCTTTAGTATTGCTGAGATAGAGGATAGACAAACTTGTTATAAAATTATACAATTACTTGATTCTAACAGAAGTAAGGTAATTAACGAAAAGAAGCCCGCTAAATAAGCGGGCTTTTTAATAGGTATAAAATATTCATCTTGACAGAACACCCCTATAAGAGTATAATATATTGTATATAAAAAAATTTTGGGGTGTTGATAATGTCTGATCGTGGAATATATGCTCTTTACTGGGAAGAGCCCGCCTTAGTATATATTGGTAGAGCCATTAATACGCTAAACAGATTTAACAGGCACATTAATGATTTAAAAAATAATAAACACTGTAACTACAAAGTACAGGATGCTTATAATAAATACGGAAAACCCTCACTTATACCACTATCCTACGACTATAGTGAGGAAGCTTTATGGATAAAAGAGTTTAATACTACAGTAGATGGTTTAAATATTACTAGTGGTGGAGACGGGGCCGGAGAAGGTGTAGATAACTCTTCCTCTAAGTATTCCAAAGCAGTAGTATTAAAAGTTTTTTCTTTACTATATAAGTCAGACTTATCATATAACTTCATTAAGGATAAGTTATCAGTTCCTTTAAGTTTAGTTAAAGACATTGCTATAGGGGATAGGCATACTTGGTTAAGTAGTGTATACCCAGATAAGTACTCACTAATGCTTAATAGACTCCCTAGTAGAGTTAATTCAAACTCTATACGTAATAAATATACACTAGTACTACTAAAGTCCCCTACAGAAGAAATACATAAAATTACTAGTATAAAAGAGTTCTGTACCGAATACGGCCTTAACCCAGGAAATATTAGTAGTCTAATATCTGATAGATTTAAAAGTAGTAAAGGATGGACTATATATGAAAAGAAGCCCGCTAAATAAGCGGGCTTTTTTATTGCTCAATAATTTTTATCCTTGACATTAACTACCCCGAGTGGTATAATAGGGGTAGTTAACAATGTAATAGCGTGGTTTCATGAGAGGCAAATTATGGCCAATGACATAAAAGTCAATCTAGCGGTATCCGATGGTGGTACGTTAGACGATCAAATTAAAAAAGCAAGAGTACTATTAAAAGAGCTTAATGCTATAAAAACTGTATCTAAAATGCAGAATACAGGAGCTCTTTCCCAAGGTCGCAACGATATGACCGATGTAGGGGCCAATCGCTTAGCTAAAGGTATTCAAGGGGCCACCGGTGCAGCAGGTCGTGACTTTGCTAAACAAGCACAAGGTCTTGGTGGTTTAGTACACGTATATGCTACATTTGCTGCTAATATATTCGCAGTTAGTGCAGCTTTTACAGCACTATCAAAAGCCGCAGATTATGATAATATGATCAAGGGGCTTGATCAGCTAGGCGCATCTAGTGGTAAAAATCTTGGTACCATGGCAAAAAATGTTACAGCCCTTACAGATGGGGCTATTAGCTTAAAAGAGTCTATGAGTGCAGTAGCACAAGCCTCTTCTGCCGGTATGAGTGGGCAGCAAATAGAGCGCATGGCTTTAGTAGCTAAGAAAGCGTCACAAGCTTTGGGTAGAGATATGACGGATTCTATTAACCGTCTATCACGTGGTATTACAAAGATGGAGCCGGAACTACTAGACGAACTAGGGATCTTTACTAGAGTAGATCGTGCTTCAGCAGACTACGCACGTAGTGTAGGTAAGTCCGTAAATGCCCTTACTGATTTCGAAAAACGTCAAGCATTTGCTAACGCCGCATTAACAGAAGCAGAGAAGAAGTTTGGAGCAATAAACCTATCTGCCAACTCTTTTAGTAAGCTTCAAGCCTCAATAACAGATATATTATATCAAGGCGGAACTTTACTAAACAAGGTATTAAACCCTATAGCCGAAATACTGTCTAATAGCCCAACAGCTTTAGCAGCAGGATTATTAGGGATAGTTGGTATACTAGTAAAACAAGCATTACCCGCTATTGCCAATATGAGACAGGGTTTGGCTGAGACAGCAGAACTAACAGGTAAAATAGCTGCCAATAGAGCTGCTCAAGCTAAAGCAGGTAGAACTGGAGAGATTAAAGCCCTAAGAGACTCCATAGAGTTAGAGGCTGATAAAAGAGCCACTGCTATGGAGGAGTTAGCAAATAAGGCAAATAAAAAATCCTTCAGAGGGTTGGATCAGAATGCTAGATCTGTGCTTGACGAAGTAGATGCGAAAAAGATAACAGATGCTCAGATAAAAGCTCTAGAAGCTAAGGCTGGGGCAGGTACTAAAACAGCGAAAATGTATGGCCAGATAGCAGAAGCAGCTAAAAAAGCAAAAGAGGCCGAAGATGCGTGGGCCAAAGCTAACCAAGCACTAAAAACTGAAGAAGGTAGAAAACTACCTTGGTATTCTACAGAAGCCATCAATAAAAGATTAGCAGAAGTAGCACAAGCAAAGGCTACTAGAGCTCAAATAATTAGCTCCGCGGCAGATGAGGCATCTGTAACCGGATTTACTGGAGGCATGGCAACGTTAGCTTCTGGTATTGAGAAGGCTAAGAAAGAGGCTAAAGATTCTGGAAAAGAGTTTGGTAAGTTCCAAACAGCTCTGGCTTATACTCAAGGTACCGCTGCCGTAGTAGCAACAAAAATAACATCTGTAGTATCCTCTCTAGGGGCTATAGGTATGGTTATTGGTGTTGTAATTGGTGCTTTTGAGCTAGTATATAGCTGGTTATCTAAAAATTCTAAGCAATTAGTAGATTTTGATAAAGCTTCAGAAACACTAACTAGTTCTATAGATGGATTAGGTAGAACACTCGACTATTTAGCATCTAAAAGCCCCCTAGAACAACTAAGTGTAGATTCTATTAATGCTAGAGCTACTGCTATTTATGAACTTTCAAATAGTTTTGAATCTCTATACATTAAGTTTAAGAAGCTACAGAATACAGAAACAAGTTGGCTAGATGATACAGTAGACTGGGTTAAAAAGATAGGAAACTGGGATGTATCTTCTACAATGGCCAAGGATATGTCACAGGCAGCTAAGACGACATTAGATGCTATTACGGATCCAAAGAGAGCAGATAAATTAAGGGCATCATTAGAAGACCTAGTAGGTTCTAAGACTTTATCGGCAGCTTCATTTAAGAAACTAATAAATAAAAATGACGAGGAATCTCTTAAGAAGTTTAATACTTTATTAAAAGAGAACGGTATAGAGGTAAGTAATGCTGCCTCCAAAGTAAAAGAGTATACAGACCAAGCAGATCAGACTATAAAGACCCAACAATCTCTACTTACTAGTTTTATGCCTTCTGATAATTTATCAAAGTTCGCTATGGATCAGATAAAGATGGCTGAAAAGTTAGCAAGCTCATTATCTGATACCGAGAGTTCAATGTCTGCACTATATGAGACAATGAAAGACTCTCAAAGACTATCTATACTACCTGAGAAAGCACTTTCTGATCTAATGGAAGCAGCCCCAGCGATAAGAAAGTTCCAAGAGGAGCTTGGTACTCAGCAAAATATAAAAGACATACAGCAAAAAGCCCTAACTTTAGAAGAAAAGAGAGTTTCTGAAAATGGTCTAGGAGAGCAGTATCAAGGTAGACTAAAGGCAATAAGAGCCGTAATAGCAGAGAGTAACGAAAAGATCTTAACTCTACAAGATAAGGCAACTCAGTACGTAAAACAAACAGCAGCGGCTTTATATGACTCCGGAGCACAGAAACTAACCCTAGCACTAAGTAATTCTTTAGCAAAAGCGGCCTTAGAGTACCAAGCAGCTATTGCGGGGGTAGTTGGTGGTGAAGAAGGTGCAAAGTTAGCAGCTGATATAGCAAAACAGCAGGTTGCTGCAGAAATTTCTCTTGTTAAAGCTTTATACGCCCAGTCTGAGCAAGTAGCCAAAAATACTATGGCTATAGAGATACGTAATAATAGAGACACCAGTGAGCTAGCTGATAAGAAGCTAAAAGCCGGGGGTCTATCAAAATCAGAAGAGCTGGAACAGACTAACATACGTAATAAAGCCAATAGCCGAGTAGAGGAGTTAACTAATGCCTTAGCCTTTGTTAATAAAGGAGGCAAGAGCCTAGCTTCTAGATTACGTGCAGATAAGGAAAGCGCTGATAGTTCTAAAGATGAATCAAAGATATCAGCATCAAACGCACTACGAAGTGACGTAGGAAGCCTATCTTTAGCACAACTTGGTAGAGATAACCAGTTAGCTGCCCTATCAAGTAAGATGCAAACTATAGAAGCCAAAAAACAGTTCGATCTTATCGAAGAGCAGTGGAAGGTTATTAGTAAAACTGCAGACGAAGAAAAAGATAGACTAGCAACTCAGTTAAGACAAGATGAGCTAACATCCGCAAATTCTATTACTTTAGATCAAGATTTAGAGACACGTATCCAGGCTACAAAAGAACAGATTCGTGCTATAGATGCAGTAAAAGCTGAATACGCTATTCTACAGGATATACAAAAACTGGAGAAGTACAAGCAGGTAGGTGGTAAAGCAGAGTACGCTGATAATAGACTCAAAACTCTAAATAGTAATCTGGCCTCAGTACGTAGAGGTAGGGAAGACCAAGAGGCAGCTGATGCAGAAGCCGAGCGCATCAAATCCATAGATCTAGTAATTGCCAAATCCCAGAAGCAGCAGGCCTTACTAGAAGTACAGAAACGTACTATAGAGGTACTGGCTACTATGGAGCGTGCTACTACTGCCGAGCGAGCAAAAGCAGAACAAGATTCCTTTGATATTACTAGAAGAACTCTACTACTTAAAATAGAGGAACTAGAGGAAGAGAAAAAGAAAAGTAAGGATGCGGCTACTATACTACAAGCAGAACTACGGGTGGAAGAAGCAATAGCCCAATTCAGAAAAGAAGCAGAAGCCTCTCTATATCGTCAACTAGATCTTCAAAAGAAGTTAGTAGACGAAGGTGGAAAAAATACTATGCCAATATCTGATATGGTAGGATTAGAGGCTGACCGTAGAGCGAAAGACTTCCGTAAGAACCTAAAGAGTTCCGTGGATTATACTTTTGATGCTGTATATGCAGGGATGGACGCAGGTATTGATGAATTATTTACTAAGATGCAGCAAGGTCAGAAAATCGCCTTTAAGGATATAGTAAATACTGTAAGAAATGCAATGTCTAATGTTTTTGCTGATGCTGCTAAAGAATACATGAAGATGGGTGTACGTGATATGATCTCTGGTATGTTTGGAGGTCCTAAAACTTACGAACAAACTATGACAAGCCTAACAGAAAAGATAGAGAAGAATACTAGTATAATGGCAAGCAAAACAGGCTCTACCAGTACTAGTAAGCTCGGAGGTCAGTCAACCTCTACATATACCAACCCAATCGGCCCCGCCAGCGCGGGAGTTGACCCTAAGACAGGGCAAACGGACTGGGAGAAGCAAGCTGCCCTAGATGAGGCATGGTTGGAAGGAACCGATACTGTTGGAGCAGCTGCATCTACAAGTAAGGATGCAGCAGGAGGCTTCTTACAATCAGCTTCTGGTATGTGGTCTGCGGTTAAAGACTTTGCTACTGGTAATGCCACATTCTCACAAACTTTCGGTAGAATTATTGATGGTTTTGGAAATATGATGCCCTCCCTATTTACAGGAATCTATGGAGCTATTGCGAGTGCTATGGGTGCTATAGGTGGCGGTGGAGGAGGTGGTGGAGGAGGTATCTTTGGAACCCTATTAAACCTAGGAGTTAGTTATCTTACTGGAGGCTTTGGGGGCTCAACTGCAGCAGGCCCAAGCGCTCTCGCTATGGGTACTGGTAATAGTACTATGGCAGGTACTGGAGGAAGCTGGTTAGGGAATACCTCAGGTTTTAAACTTGGGGGTTTTGCAAAGGGTGGTGCTTTTGAAGGAGCAGAAGGTCTTTCCAAGTACTCTAACTCTATCGTATCAAGCCCAATCAGCTTCGCCTTCGCGAAGGGCGGAGTTCCTAATATGGGAATAGCTGGAGAGTCTGGACCAGAAGCAATTATCCCATTAAAACGTGATGCCACAGGTAATCTTGGTATTCGTGGTGGTGGTGAGATGGTTAATAATATTGATATTAATATCTCTATTGAAGGAGGCTCTGAGAAGGATAATGGTGGTGGCATGTCTAAGGATATGGCAGGATTGCTTGGTAACTCTATTAAAGCAGCCGTAACACAAGAGCTAATTAAACAATCTAGACCAGGAGGCCTATTGGCAAGATAATGGCAGAATTTACATGGACACCTAGCAGAGGATTCACTCTTGATACCACTCCAAAAGTAAATGTTGCAAAATTCGGGGACGGGTACGCACAGCGTACCCCTTCCGGAATTAACAATATTGAACAGGTATGGCAACTATCATTCCAAAATCAGGTAATAGCTACCGCAAATGCTATTATATCTTTTCTTGCATCAAAACAAGGATCAACCCCTTTTACATGGTTACCTCCAGGAGAGATTACCGAGGTGCTAGTAGTTTGTACAAAATGGTCAAGAACATATGACTCCCATCTTACAGCTTCAATAACTGCAACATTTGAGAGAGTATATGGTTAATGGTGATATTCAAAAATTAAATCCCGGTACAGTAGTTGATTTATATGAGTTGGACGTAAGAGCACTTGGTGGAGAGCAGTTCTACTTCCACGCAGGTGTAAATGAGCTTGGTAATAATATTATATGGCAGGGAATATCTTACGCCAGATACCCTATAGAGGTTTCTGGATTTGAGAAAACAGGGCAAGGTACCTTACCTAGACCAACTATTACGGCAGCCAACATTAACGGAGTGCTAACTCAGCTTGCAAAAGCTTATCAAGGACTATTAGGCGCTAAGTTGATTCGTAGAAGAACTTTTATTAAGTACCTAGACGCAGTAAATTTTAGTAGTGGCAATGCTTATGCAGACCCAAACGCTCATTTTGCTGATGAGGTATGGTTTATTGATAGAAAAAGTGGTGAGAATCCTATATTTATAGAATTCGAATTAGCAGCAGCTTTTGACGTATCAGGAGTACTTCTACCTAGAAGACAGTGTATACAGAATACATGTATATGGAAATATAGAAGCACTGAATGTGGCTTTAGTGGTGGAGCTGTAGCGGATATTAACGATGTTCCTACTACAGATATTAATAATGATGTATGTGGCAAAAAATTAAACTCCTGTAAGTTAAGGTTTGGTACTAATGGAGTACTACCTTATGGAGGATTCCCAGGAGTTGGCTTAATATCATGAATATACCTAATACTATACTGGAACAAGTATTCTCACACGCATATAAAGATAGCCCTAGAGAGTGTTGTGGGGTTATTTGTGTATTTAAGGGTAGGTTAAAGTATGTACCTTGTACTAATATAGCTACCGATATACAAAACTTTATTATAGACCCAGAAGAGTTATGTCAGATCGAAGACTCTGGAGAAGAGATTGTCTGTATAGTACATTCTCATGTTAATATTGCGGCCACACCTTCACAGGCGGATCTAGTTTCTATAGAGTATAATAGTATTCCCTGGTTAATAGTGTCTATACCTTCAAATACTCATGAAATTATTTATCCAACAGGTTATAGACCTCCTAGGTTTGGAAGAGAATATACCTTTGGAGTACTAGATTGCTACTCCCTAATAAGAGATATATATTTAGAGGATCTAAATATACCTCTTAGAGATATGCCTAGGTGGCCCAACTGGTGGGAAGATGGTGTAAATCTATATGTTAATAATGCAGAAACTCTTGGATTCCAGAGAGTTACAGATGGCTCTCTAAAGCCTTATGATATTATATTAATGCAAACTGCCGCACCAGTGCCGGACCATGGTGCAGTTCTACTACCTTGTGGGCATATAGCCCAACATATGACAGGTAGACTATCTAGTAAAGATGTTTATGGTGGGTACTATAGAAAGGTAACCACGCACGTTTATAGGTACCCAACATTATGTTAACAATTTTACTTTATGGCAAACTAGGAAAAAAGTTTGGAAAGGTACATAAGTACAATGTATCTTCAGTAGCCGAAGCAATTCGAGCACTCTGCGCTACAATCAAAGGATTCAAGGAAGATCTTAATATTGGAAGCTACAAAGTACTTGATGGCTCACTCACTTCTTATAACGAAAAACAATTAGACTCACCAATTAGTAATAGAAATACCCTTAGAATTGTGCCTGTAATTGAGGGGGCCGGAGGGGGTGGAGGAATATTTAATATAGTACTTGGTGCTATATTAATATATGTTAGCATGGGTGGCGCTAGTTCCCTCCTAGTTGGTTGGGGTGCTAGTACAGGTGCAGCTGCAGGCGTAATGTCTTTTGGTATCTCAATGGTACTTGGAGGAGTATCTTCCCTCCTATTCTCACCAGACCCTGTACAACAATCCTCTTATGAGTCTGTAGAGAATGCCCCATCATTTGCCTTTAATGGGGCAATTAATACAACCCAGCAGGGCAACCCTGTGCCAGTTTGTTATGGTAAGCTGATTGTAGGTTCCCAAGTTATTAGTGCAGGACTTTCTGTAGAGCAGACAACAGTATGAGTTATATAGCAGGTTCGGGAGGAGGTGGCTGCTTCAAGGCAGGCACCCTAGTACAGAAGCCTAACGGCCTTACAACTCCCATAGAACAAATAAAAGTTGGAGATATTGTACTATCTTTCGACGATAAAGGAATTATTAGTGAGTCTGTAGTTGAGCAAGTACACGTACATACAGAACCAGAACCTATAATTAAAATCGAGTTCTGGAATGGCAGTATTCACTTAACTCCAAATCACTGGGTACTAAACCAATACTACTCTTTTGTAGAGGCTGGTAGCTTAACCATAGAAGATGCTTTAGTAGATGGGATGGGGCATTTACGTCCTATAAAGTCAATTATACCACAACCTTCCGAAACTGTGTATAACTTAACAGTTTCAGATAATCATACGTTTATTGCAGACAGTATATGTGTACATAACGGTGGTTATAGGAATAGATTTCCAGTAGCAGGTTCTGGTGGTGGGGGTGGTGGAAAAGGTGGTGGAGGTGGAAGAGCACCTGTAGAGACACCTGATAATCTTCACTCAAAACAGTACGCTAGAGTACTAGATTTAGTCTCGGAAGGCGAAATCGAAGGGCTGGTAAATGGTTTAAAATCAGTTTATCTAGATGATACTCCTATTGAGTCAGCAGACGGAACCCTAAATTTTAGTGGTGTATCTGTAGTTACACGAAATGGTACTCAAGCTCAGGACTATGTGCCCGGTTTCGGTACGGTAGAGGCCGAAACTTCTGTTTCCGTAGAAGTAAAAAGCGCTACTCCAGTTACTAGACAGATAACTAATACTAATGCCGATGCAGTAAGAATTACTCTCAGCACTCCAGTGTTATCTTTTCAAGACCCTAATACCGGAGACCTATCAGGTTCGGAAATACAGCTTAGTATTGATATTAATGATAATAATACAGGATGGAAGTCCTATCCTATTCGTCAAGTATCAGGAACTATTGCTTCTGATGGTTCACAGGCTACGGGTACCTCTTCTATTTTATCATACTCCTTCGATATTAACTGGACTGGCCTTACTAATCTTACTTTACAGAACATTACATACAAAGTAGAATATAAACTAGTATCATCCGGAACCTGGCTAAGCTTAGGTACTTTTACTGAAAGTGGTACAGGCAACAATGTAGCCAGTGAAGTACCTATATATGATGGTGAAAATGTAAATATAGTTGGCTATACGACTCAGTATACTATAACACCCCCAAGCTACTCTAGAAGATTCTCCGCCAGTGTATCAGAGGGTATATATGAGTTCAAGGTAACTAAACTATCTGGCAGTGGAATGTCTGCTTTATCCGCTATATCTACCACAGCTAATACTGGAATAGATGTTATTAGTGGTAAGACTACTAGTAAGTATCAGAGAGCATACAGACTTGAACTGGAAGGTACTGGCCCTTGGCAGGTACGTGTTACAAAAGTAACACCAGATGCCACAACTTCTAATCTACGAAATAATCTTTATTGGGATAGTTATACAGAGATAGTAGATTCCAAGCTATCATACCCTAACTCGGCTCTAGTAGCCATCTCCGTGGATTCGGAGCAGTTCTCTAATATACCTACCCGAGGTTACGAGATTAAAGGTGTTAAGGTACGTATACCAGATAACTATAATCCTATTACTAGAATATACACAGGTATCTGGAGTGGTACCTTCGCATACGCCTGGACAGATAATCCAGCATGGTGCTTCTATGATATTTGTACAAATACTAGATATGGGCTAGGAGACTACCTATCTGAAGGTCAAATAGATAAATGGACACTATATTCTATTGCACAATATTGCGATGAACTAGTACCTAACGGTTTTGGTGGTCAGGAGCCTAGATTCACTTGTAACATGTACCTTCAGACTAGAGAAGAGGCATTCAAAGTAATTAATACTATGGCCGCAATATTTAGAGCTATGGTATACTGGGCCTCGGGAACCTTAGTCCCGGTACAAGATGCACCTACAACACCTGTTGACTTATATACTCCAGCCAATGTAATTGATGGGATGTTTACGTATCAGGGGGCAAGTGCTAAAGCCATTCATACAGTAGCACTAGTAAGCTGGAACGATCCAGCAGATATGTATAAATCTAAAATTGAGTATGTTGAAAACACTTCTGCTATAAATAGATATGGTGTCATTCAGACAGAAATAAACGCTATTGGATGTACTTCCAGAGGGCAGGCACATAGAGTAGGCGAATGGTTATTATATACTGAACAGAATGAGTCTGAGACTATAACATTTAAGACCGGACTTAGTGGTTGTAAGCTATCGCCGGGTAATACTTTTAAAGTATCTGATCCTACTAGAACTGGTACCAGATTAGGTGGCAGAGTTTCAGCAGCAACAACCACTGAGATTACTATAGATAGCTCTGTAACTATTGAACCAGGAATAACATACTACCTATATACTATACAGGAAGATGGAACAGTACTAAGTAGAAACATTAGTAATTCTCCAGGCCCTACTAACATACTAACCTTAGTCAGTGCACTTCCAAGTGCTCCTATAAAAGACTCGATGTGGATTTTAGCCCATACTCAAATGGAGCCAGAAACTTGGAGAGTAATAGGAGTAAAGGAAGATGATAATAATACAGTAGAAGTATCTGCATTATTATATAATGATAGTAAGTACTCTCATATAGAACAAGATACACTATTAGACAATGTTAATAGTAGTGGAACACTATACCAAGCCCCACCGGCCGTATATAATATAACGGTAGTTGAATCATTATATTTAGTAGGTCTAGGTGTTGTTGGTACTAGAGCTACACTTTCTTGGTCTACCACAGAAGGTGCCTCTTATTATACTATTAAGTATACTAAAGCTAACGGTAATCCTGTTGAAATAACCTCAAGGTATTCATCAATAGATATTGCACCAATTGATGAGGCTGAATATACTTTTACCATTATAGCATATAACTTATTAGGTGTACCTTCTCAACCTACTTCTTATACGTACACTATTAAAGGTAAGACTACTCCTCCAAATAACGTATCTGGATTTAATTTAGCAGCTTTGGGAAATCAGGCATATATTACTTGGGATGCTTCAACAGACTTAGACGTACAGGTAGGTGGTTATATAAGAATTAGGTATACACCGGATACTTTAACCCCTTCATGGAATAACGCTACAGATATAGGCCCTGTATTACCTGGTACCTCAACATCCACTATGCTACCATTATTAAGTGGCACATACTTAGCAAAGTGGGTAGACTCTACATATAATGCTTCTGTATCTCCCACTTCGATAATAACCGACGCCGCAAACTACATTAATCAAAATGTAGTAGCAACAGTTATGGAGTCTCCTAGTTTCTTGGGTACTAGCTCATACATGATATTAGATGGTACATCTGGTTACCTAAAAATGACTGGAACCTCTGATATAGATAGTATGCTTACTAATGTAGATACATGGGGTTATATAGACTCTCTTGGAGGTATAGGATCTTCAGCGTACTACAACTTCCAAAATTACTTTGACCTGGGTAGTATCCAGACTTCAAGACTTTCAGCTATTCTAGATATTAATGCCATAGATATTACTGGATATATTGACAGCAGAACTATTAATATAGATGAATGGTTGTCTATTGACGGTTCTCTAGTAGATGACGTTAATGCAACATTATTTGTTAGCACTACTAATGATAATCCTTCTGGTTCTCCGACTTGGTCTAATTGGCATCCCTTCTATGTTGGAGACTGGACAGCCAGAGCTTTTAAGTTTAGGCTAGAAGTATATAACTATTCACAGGGGGCTCATAATATAGAGATTAAGTCACTAGGAGTTGTTATTGATATGCCAGATAGGTTGGAGTATGCTAATGATGTTGTCTCTTCTGGAGTAACTGCAATTACCATTACTCCTCCGTATATGGCACCATATAGTCTGGGTATAACTGCTCAGAATATGGATACCGGAGACTACTATCAGATTACCAGTAAGGGGTTGGGTGGATTTACCATTACATTTTATAATAGTGCCGGAACCCCTATTTCCCGCACATTTGATTGGCAAGCAAGAGGATATTAATGTCACAACATGACTATAACTTAGCAGATCAACCGGGAGCTTCTTTCCGAACAGATCTTAATAACGCGCTAGCAGCTATAGTATCATTTAATAGTGGTGCTACAGAGCCAGCAACTATGTTTGCCTATATGATGTGGGCAGATACTACAACCGGCAACTTGAAAATTCGTAACTCAGCTAATAATGCCTGGGTTACGATTGGCCCCATGGGAACAGCTAATCTAGGGCTGCTTTCATCTTCAGCAATCGGATCTACTGTACAGGGATATGATGCAACTCTAGCAGCGCTTGCAGGTACTACTGTAGCTGCTAATACTATGATCTATGCTACTGGTACTGATACTTTTACTACTACTTCATTAACCGCAGCAGGTAGAGCAATCCTTGATGATGCTGATGCAACGGCACAAAGAGCAACCCTAGGATTAGTAATTGGTACAGATGTTCAAGGATTTGATGCAAATACTGTTAAGAAGAATGTAGCAAATACATTTACAGCGGTACAAACACCAGCTACTGGAACTGCCTCTGTTAGTACCACTTCAACCTTTACTTTTAACCCTGCCACTCATGGTCAGGTATGCACGGTTACTTTAACTAACGCAATAACTGTAACATTAGCAATACAGGCAAGCTCTCTAGTAGCAGGAACTACTTATAGAATTAAGTTAAAGGCTGGCGATACTTCAGCTAGAACTTTTGCAAAGAACTCTACAATTAAAGTAGCTGGAGGTTCGGCACTACCTATTACATCAGGGGCTACAACTACTAACTCTATCGATCATCTAGTATTTGTGGCTCTAGATGCTAGTACTGCAGAGTGTGTTGGAGGTACTGCAGATGTTCGTTGATTCTGAATCAGGGAGTGTATCACTCCCTGAGATTGCCAACAGTCTCCGACTTAACGGCACAAGCAGTTATCTCTCCAAAGTATTTGGCACGCCTACGAGTACAAATACATGGACATATTCGCTGTGGATCAAGCGATCATCGCTTACTACACTGCAAGCACTTATAGCGGATATTACCGATAATGATCCTCTGTACCTTTATACCAATGACGCACTTGCTCTAGGTATTTCTGGTTCTGGCGTTATGTTCGGAACGAAGCTGCTCCGAGATGTAACATCTCACGTTCAGATTACTTGGTCGCAGACGCCAACAACTGCTACCTTGTACGCAGATAATGCCGTTATCGAGACTTATACCGGCACTCCATTGCGCATGAATATTGCTGGAAAAACATACGGCATCGGCAATAATGCGGGGCAGTTTTTTAGCGGATATTTGTCCAACGTCTGCTTCATTGATGGCTCAGCGCTAACACCATCTTCTTTTGCTTACACCGATCCAAACGGCCAGTGGCGATCACTGAGCAAAGCAGCACTAACGGCACTTGCCTCGGCTGGCGGCAACAATAGTTTCTTCTTGCCGTTCGATAATGGCGCAAGCACTACAACGCTCGGTCAGGACGCATCCAGTAAAGGTAATAACTGGACGCTGAATAGCATGGTGCGCGATGGCTCAGTGAGTGATTGCTGGTCTTACGACACGCCGACGAATAACTTCTCTGTAAATAACCAACTCGACAAGAACTCAGTCACGATTTCGGAAGGTGCGTTGAAGGTTTCCACTGGCGGTGCATATACTAACCACCGGACGACTTTTGAGTTCAGTTCTGGCAAGTGGTACGCAGAAGCGACTTACATTTCAGGCTCAAGCAACAATGGATTTGTTGGAGTCTGTGATGCTTCTGTGGCAATTACTTCGTCCAGCTGGAATACAGCTAACGGGTGGTTCTACAACGGTTTTTCCGGTAACAAATACACGAACAACGCTGGCTCTGCGTACGGAGCGACTTACGGTGCGAATGCTATTATCGGAATCGCCGTGGATGCTGATGCTGGAACGATCACTTTCTATAAAGACGGCGTGTCGCAAGGAGTGGCATTTACTGGGTTAACTGGGAGAGTCTTCTCATTTAGCACAAGTGATCCGGGGGATGGGCCACATGTATATGTATGGAACTTTGGACAACGCCCTGTTTCTGGCGGGGCCTTTGATTCAGCATCTGGCGGTTACTTCCGCTACACACCTTCAGCGGGGTACAAAGCATGTTGCGCTAAGAATCTGGCAACGCCTACGGGTGCGGCTGCGGAGCCTAGTAAGCATGTAGCCGTTAAGACGAGAACCGGAACTGGCAACGTATCTGTCGCCGTTAGTGGAATTGGTTTTGCACCAGATTGGATTTGGTCAAAGGCCAGAAACCAAGCATGGCACCATAACATATTTGACCGAAATCGTGGTGTCACGCTTCCCCTATTATCTGACGGAACAAACGCTGAAGGTGCGTTCTCTGTAAATGCACAGCTTTCTTCGTTCGATGCCGACGGATACACAATTGCTTCTACGTCATCAACTAATACGATGAACGATGCAACTGGAACCTACGTCGATTGGCTCTGGAAAGCAGGCGGCGCAGCAGTAACGATTCCTGCCGGTTCAATCAATGGTACGAACATAGCAAGTCAAGTGTCTGCAAACACTGCGGGTGGATTCTCGATTGTTACTTACACCGGAATAGGTGCTAATGCCACGGTGGGTCACGGCTTGGGTGTTGCGCCGAAGATGGTGATTGTCAAAGACAGAACACATGCATCTGCGCATTGGGTTGTCTATCACCAGAACATGAGTGCAACACCGCAGAACGATTACTTGATTCTGAGTGGTACGTTTGCAGTTCAAACGGCAAGCACAATCTGGAACAACACGGCTCCAACGTCGTCAGTGTTCAGCATCGGTACTTCAATCAATACTGGCTCTGCAAATAACTTCGTCGCCTACTGTTTCGCAGAAGTCCCCGGATTCTCGAAGATTGGTGCTTACGGAGGCAACGGTTCTGCTGATGGGCCGTTTGTTTATTGCGGGTTCCGTCCGAAGTTCGTGATGGTTAAGGGTATTACTGAAGCCGGCTTTAACTGGGAAATATTCGATACTTCGCGTATTCCTTACAACGATGGCCTTGCAACAGGGATCAAACTTGAAGCAAACGCAGCAAGTGCCGAGCCTGGCATAACAGGAAACAACATTGACATCGTAGCCAATGGATTCAAGTTGCGAACGGCTGATTGGGGTATGAATAAACCGTCAAACACATATATCTTCATAGCCTTCGCCGAGGCACCCTTCAAATACGCTAATGCGAGGTAATAATGTTTTTAATTAATAATAAACGAGTAAATATTGACGCTCCTTATAACCATAATGGTGTCACTTACCCTAACTTGCGCGATCCGGTCACACGTGACAAGGTAGGCGTAACCGAAGTACCTGATCCAGTATATCCAGATCCAGATTATTTCTATTGGACTGAGAATGAAGACGGTTCACTAAATATTGCTCCTAAGTCTCCAGAGCAAGTGTCTCAAATGCTACTATCTAAGGCTAAACAGAAGCGCATTGAGGATGTTAGAAATATTACAGTTACATCTTCTCTAGGAAATACTTTTGATGGTAATGAAGAAGCGCAAGGACGCATGGCACGAGCAATTTTAGCAATGCAGGATACAGATCAGCTACCATGGGTACTAGAGAATAATACTGTAGTTGTAGTAAGTAAGCAGGAGCTACTTGAAGCGCTAAGACTTGCAGGACAGAAAATGTCCGAAATATGGGTAAAAGTATACTCGGAGGAGCTAGTATAATATGACAATTCAAAGAGACATGTCTACCGGCCTAGTAGCCGGTAGTACAGGACTAGGGTTCCTTCAGTATAAAGGAACCACAGTTGTAGCAGGAACGCTAAATGGCTCAACAACTGCTCCAACCAATACTACTAGACTTAACTACGAGGGTAACTTCTATGCTAAGACTTTTTATGGGGATGGTACTGGATTAACAGGTACTGCAGCATCTCTTACAGCAGGCAATGCTACCGCAGTTGCTGATGGAGCTATATCCAGCTTAGCAAAGATTAGTAGCTCTCTATATGGTACTAGCGGTGCTAATAAGCTAGTACAGTTTGACGCGGTAGGAGTAACCCCTGGTGTAGATATAAAAAGAGCTTTTACTACTCAACAGTCGGTAAAGTCCGGGACACTAACTGATACCACTACTATTAATTGGGATGGGGATACAAATGGTCAGGTAGTATCAGTTACCTTAGCAGGTAACCGTACTATGGCTGCTCCAACTAATATTGTGCAATATGGTATGTACTTAATGCGTGTTACACAGGATGCTACTGGATCACGTACACTAGTATGGAACGGTTCTTTTAAGTTCGGAGGTAGTGGGGCACCTACACTAACTACAGTAGCTAATAAGACTGATTGGCTATCTTTTGTTGGTGGTACAGGCAATACCTTAGAGTATCTTGGTATAAGAAAGGATGCTGTATAATGTTTGCTCCTATGGTACTAGGTCTTGCCAGCATTCCAGGGAATACGTCTTATAGTACTCCTGGAACGTATAACTTTACAGTACCCGAGTATACAACTCTGACTGTAGTAGTTACTGGAGCAAGAGGGGGAAATGGGCAGGTAAAGACAGCGGCTGGGGGTACAGGAGGGTATAGCTCTTTTAACTCCACAGTAATTGGATATGGTGGTACTGGGGGTTCAGGAATGTCTCCAGGAGTAGGGGGTACAGCCTCTGGCGGAGATACTAATGTAACAGGGGCTAATGGTATACAAGAATCTACTATGTACCATGCTTCAACAGGAGGTTACGGAGGCACAGCAACAAAATTATATACCTCAGGACTTGTATCAGGTAGTACTATTACAGTAGTTGTAGGTGCAATGGGCTGGAGCCCCGATGCTACCTCCCCCCACGGCTCAGTAGTCATTAGTTGGACATAGTATGAAATATTTTATAAAAGATAAAGAGATATATTTAGGAAAGCCTTTTACATATAATGGGCTACAATACCCAGGAAACTGGTTATTGCTCGCATCTAGTAGTGAGAAAACATCTCTAGGACTACGTATAGAGGAAGATACCCTAGTTGACCCTATATGTATCCCTGAAAAGGTAGATATGCGCCAGTTCAGGCTTGCTCTTCTAGACTTGGGTATACTAGAGGAGTTCGAGAAGGAGCTAAGAGGTGAAGTTGCATCTATTGAGTGGAACTTTAGTACAGTAGTACTACGTAATAATAGCTTCTTTTGCATGTACATGAAAGAGTTTCTACGATACTCTGAGGAAAAAATAGATAATATTTTTATACTGGCTGGATCTAAGTGATCTTACTAACCTACAAATTAAGAGGATCTAATGCAAGTTGATCACTACAGCGATACTAATGAACTAATTGCCGAGAATATAACACTTACCCCACATCTACCAGATCTTCCAGCTGGCCACTACTATCTACCTCACGAGCAAAGCCTTTATTCAAAGAAGGCTGAACTTATAAAGCGTATTAAAGAAATACGAGATAGAAAGACAACGCTAGGGGGATACAAAGCAGCAGGAAAATGGTTCCATTCGGATCCATTTTCTCGCTCTCAGCATCTTGGTCTAGTTATTCTAGGAACTAACCTTCCTGAGATTGACTGGAAGACTATGGATGGTACAATGTTAAGATTAACTCAGCCAATAGTTCAACAAGTATTCATATCCGCAGTAACCCAGGATTCAGCACTATTTGCGTACGCTGAATCATTGATTAACCAAGTCAATACTACAGAGAATATTGATAGTATAGATATTAATGCAGGCTGGCCGGAGACATACGATGGAATATAATCAAGCAAGATCCGACCTCAAATCGGGCGACGTAGTCGCAACTACATCTAATTCTATCTTCTCCAAGATAATTCGTCTCTTTACTCTATCTAATTATAGCCATGTCGGTATCGTTCTAGACATACATGGACGCAAGCTACTGCTGGAGGCGACCCCTCCAGCAGTACGTATAGTTCCTCTTAGCAACAAGAGTAATTTCTATGTTGTAAAGATGGATAAAATTCTATCTGCAGAAGCAGAGAATCTTGCCTTCTCTTATATTGGTACAGCTAAGTACTCCGTACTAGAAGCAGTAAAGTCATACTTTGGACTAAATCGTAATCCTGAAGCCTGGCAGTGTGTGGAACTAGTAAAGCGAATACTACTAGAAAACGGAGTTCCAACAGACTGTGAGGATACTCCTAGAGCATTAGTCGAGTATCTACTAAAAGACGGCAGAATCCTAATACATATTGACTAGTATACAAATTTTTATCCTTGACATGAGATACCCCAAGTGGTATAATAGTGTAGATTAAAATATTTGGGGGTTCTCCTTTATGGACGAAAAAACCGAGAGCAGTTATTTATACAAAAAGATAGACTCTATTGAGCACAGGTTGGAGAGCCATGTTACAAAGATCGAACAGCGTCTCGACCAGTTGGTACACATTATGTCAGCAGTAGCCGCCCTTCAAGAACGAGAATCTCGTAATGCGGATGGAATTAAGGAAGTTAAGTCAACCTTAAAAGAATCCTTCGAAACCTTCCAAAAGGCTCTAGAAAGAATCCATAAGCGTTTAGACGAGCTACACGATGAGCAGGAGAAGGAAATTGATGCCTGCGTAGTTCGAGACAAAGAGCTAAACATTAAGGTTAGTAACGTGCAGACAGAAGTTGCCAAATGGCGGGATCGTGGTGTTGGATTATGGCTCGGCCTATCTCTTCTAGTATTTGTTATTCAAGGATACGGTGGCATGGTACTATCATCTTATATGGAAGAGTATAAGGCCACCAAAATAGCTATTGTAGAGATTAGCAAGAAGCAGCTCGAGACTTCACAAGAAGTTGAAAGACTAGTAGCTAAGCTGTCTGCTAACCAAGATAAGGGGTCAAGATGAGTCCAGTAAAATTAAACTTTAAAATCTACCAAGGTAGCACCTTTAACGAGGTGCTACGTTGGGAGTCTAGTAAGAAGGTGTATAAGCCTATTACAGCCATTACCCAAGCTGCGCCATGTGTCGTAACTTCTACTGGACATGCTTTACCTGATGGTTGGCGTGTCAAGATTACGAATGT